ACACGGGTAGCCTGCCACGAGGCTGACTTAGAGTTAAACCCTACGCCAGCAGCGTAAGCCTGTTGGAGTGCTTCATAATTTGGATGAGTCAGGCGTTGCTTGATGGCGTAGAGAAAGTCGGCAGCTAACTGCTGCGTCTGAGATACGATGAGTACTCTAAAGTTAGGGTTCTGACACACCTGCCAAGTGACGTAATCAATGGTCACGGTCATAGACTTGGCGTGGTTGGGCGGAATGTTCAGTAATATTCTGTTATTAGCCAGACCCTTTTCGTACTTCATAGAAGGATGTAACCAGCCAGGTTCGCGGCCTTCGATTACATCTATTAGGTTCTGCTGGTGTGGAAAGGTACGGGAGTGTAGGTACTTCTGGCGGAACTCGGCAAATGTAAGATCGTGAACATCGGAAGCTGCAAAGCTCTTATCCTTGAGACCAAGGCGTGTTCGGTCAATCTTGTCTGTAAAGATTTTATCGGTACGTCGGTAGTACTCGTAGGTCTTAATGGATTTGCCAGCCGAGGCACAAGCTGCCTCAATGGTCATACCCTCTGCTACACAACCAAGGATGATTCTCTTGGCGATGTCGGCACTATTGTCAGCCACGTGATCTCCTAAAATTTATTGGGGACCGGCCGGAATCGGTTCGTTTTTATACTAGGCGAGGAAGGTTTTATCTACCAGTAGATAGACCTATCCCCACTAAAAGTACTGGGCAGGTCGGGCTTGACGCCCGAAGGAGCCACAGCGAACTGAGGGGTAAGACTGAACTCGGCCTAGGGGCCTCGTAAGAGGTCATACCGTAGCAGCTCAGGGCTTTTCCTATTAAAACCCCTTACTATATATAAGGCAGGAAATTTAACGCATTTCCCGTTTTTACAATGTGACCTTCATCACAGTATATAAAACCGCAGGTCAGAGGCATAATGTAGCTTCACTTTAGCAAATATTTTTTGTTGGGGAGTGTATATACCGGCGCGGGCAAAAGTTAAATGGGTGGGTGCCTGTTTCCCTGGGTTGCTGGTTTTCCTGGGTTTTGTTTTGCCCTGTGGATAAGCCTGTGGATAACTGTAGGATTGAGCGGCAGGCTGGCTACCCTGTCGGCACCATTCAACATTCCCCATTCTGCCATTCACTAACCGTCTAACCGCTAACCCTTTACCAATTCACCAACCGATCCAAGCCGTGACCTGTCCCCTTGTCCTGTCTCTCTGTCTCTGTCTGCCCTGTCCTTGTCGGTTACTAGATCACCAACCCCTCAACCCTCAGCTGGACATCAAGGGTCTAAATGTCTACCTTTTGTGCTACAACATACACGACATAAACTCTGTAAATGTCTACGATCTTTCCCACCTTTTCGTTACCTAATCGTTACAAAAGCTGCAGGGTTTGATCGTTGCACTATGGGGAATAGTCCTGTATCTTTTGCTTATCGGATCAACATACCTAACAAGATCCGACAAGGAGATAGCAATGAATAACACCGAGCAATTATTAGTGCTAGGCGCTTACTTTATTGGTGTGTTACTAATCGCCACACCTTTCATCATCGACACAATTAAGAGAGGTTAATTAGATGAACATCTATTCTATAAATCTTGTATTCACTACAGACAGACCACTTACGGAAACAGAATTGGACACATTAAGAATGCAGGTAATTGTGCAGATTGAGGAGCCGGTGGATCTTGAGGGCAACGAGGTTGATTATTCAACGACACTAATTAAGGGAGCATAAATAAATGCTTACAATTCAACAGGCAAAAGATAAGGCGCAAAACCTTGTGGATCTTTATCCGCAGGCTACGAATGTCCAAGATCTAATTGACAGGGCGAAAGAGGATAAGCAATTCGCTAATGAGGTGGAGATGCTTATCGTATGGGGCAGAGTATGCCGACTACTACCACAAAAGGGAGCGAACTAATGACTACTTATGATGAGATCGTGAAAGAGATTAAACAAGAGATCGAACAGGGAGAGAGCCTTGAGGAGATCAAGGATCGCTCTCACGAGATAGTTGATAATTATGTCCCTATTTACAATAACCAAGTGATAGAGGAGTGGCAGGCTATGCCTAGTGATTATGATGATCGCGGGAGTGCAGAGTTAGGGCATAGTTGCGAGGATCTAAGCATCATTAGACTAATGAGCGCGGATCTTTACCTTTATTACCAGGATCTCGTGGCGTTAGTTCTTGATGATCTGGAGCGAGAGTTAGAGGGAGCGGAATAATGAAACTAAACAAGAGAGGGCGGATCGTACTCCTTTACATTCCCGCAGCTTTATGTCTAACCGCTTTAATTGTGTGGATCTCCTGCAATGTGTGGTGGACAGGGGAGGGCTACTGTATCGGTTCAATGATCGAATGCTTCACTAGGTAGGTGACTATCCTTTACCGCGTAAGCGGTAGAGGGTAGCCGGTACCTAGCCGGATAAACTAATAGAATAAGGGTGAATAATGGACACAATGCAAGAGGATAAGATCCAGACAGTAGAGGGCGAGAGCCTAAACAGTATGGAATTAGAGGGCGGGCTGTTGCTCACGCTACTAGAGGGAGTAAGCACCCACGCAGGGAAAGATAAGAGCCTGCCTACGCTTAACGCGGTAGAGGTAGAGGGTGAGGGCGGGCTATTTATCGCCCGCGCTACGGATCGTTACCGTTTAATTGAGGGACAGGCGCAGGCAAGATCTATGGAGGGTGACTTAGATAAGGCACTCTTATCCTTAGACGACATTAAAAGGATCATCACGCTAGTGAAAGAGCACAAGGCTAACCTTGTAAGCCTTATCCGTATCGGTAACACCCTAACCATTAGCTCGTTAGGCGATAGCCTTACCGTTACCCTGTTAGCGGGTACCTTCCCGCCCACGGAGGATCTATTCGTTAAGGGTGAGGGAGAGCCTGTACCTATTGCAAGCGTAGCCTTTAACCCTGCATTCTTTACAGACTATGCCAAGATCGCGGGCAAGGGCGCAGCTATAAAGGTTTACTTTACGGGAGAGGGCAAGCCTATGCGGGTACGGATTACCAGCGACACGATAAATTGGAGAGCCTTACTTATGCCTATGCGTTATACAGACTAGGTTAGTGCGGTACTATCTTATTCTATCCTAATACGGTAGAGTAAGGTAGTATCCTACTAAATCGGTAGGATAGATAATCGAAAGGGTTATGTAATGACTATTGAAAAGATCGGGCACTCTGGAGCGTGGAAAATCACGGGTGTATTAGAGGGAGAGAGTGATCACCACTTCTTAACCCGTGTTTATTATGGATACACCAAGCGACAAGCGGTACGCCTATGGCGTGAGCACGTTAGAGAGGTAGCCAACCAATGACACTATTCAAGATAACTAAGCTGATACACGATAGGTTCGGGATCTTTATTAACCCATACGATCTAAAACCTAAAAACATTTATACAACTATGAAGGCAAAACTAAAGATGAGGAGAGGATAATGAGCCAACCAGTAGGCAGCGCTTGCTGCAATAATACAGTTACTTATGTAAATCTAAACACTTCAACCTGTGACGATTGCGGGAGAGAGTGCGAGGTGATCTTATGAGTATCAAGATTAACGAGGTAGTGAAAGAGGAGACAGCTTTCGATAAGGAGATTACCCTCACTTATGAGGGGCAAGAGTATGCTGTATGCCTTCATTGGGATAAGTGGGACGGGTACGAGGTGATCTTTACCGAGATTGACGATCCTGAATGGGCTATAAATTGGGAGGATAACAATGAAGGCGAGAGCCTTGCTTATGTACTAGACGGATTAAGTGAGAATGTATTAGAGGAGAGTTACCTATGAAAGATAGATACCTAGTAACGCTGGAGATAGAGACTTATGACGGAGATCCGAGAGAGTGGGATTGGGACAAGCTATCCACCGGTGAGGATGTAATTAAGATAATCGAAACACATTGGAAGGGTAGAGTACTACCCACAAACGAGGGAGAGAGTAATGAATGAGGAGTATCTAAAGGCTAAGGTAGATCTATGCCTTAACCAAGCCGAGATAGACTTACAACAGGAGGAGATAGCGCGAGCTATCAAGAACCTAGAGCGGGCGAACAGTGCGCTATCGCGCCTGTTTGGATTAGAGGAGGAGGAGAATGAGTAGAGAGTTTATTACTAAGGCGCACTACCCAGATAGTAGATCTTTAATACTAGAACGACACACGCCTAGTTATGGATTATGTACAGAGTGTAGTTCGTTTAGTACCTACATACCCTATCCCTGCCCTATTGTTACGGAGGCTATAAATGAGTAGAGTATTACGCTTTGACAGTAAGGGAGAGCCATTCTTGGGTGACCCACCGAGCAACATCTACACCATACACCCACCTAAGTCTGATCTGATCCTATTCTATGAAGTGGTAGAGGGTGAGGGAGAGAACACTTGGGGCGGGGCTGATGCAGGACAAGCCATTCAATGGCTCACTCACGCACCGGCAGGCTCACGCATACTGGTATCTGCGTGGGATAGTGATGAGGAGGACGCTCATTTAGTAGGGCAAACCCTAGACATAACCGAGATAGTAAGGGCAGCCAGCTTATGAACCTAGTACTAGGTCTGATCGTGGTAATGCTGGTAGTCTATGTGCTTATAGTGTGGGAGGACAAGATAAATGGAGAGTAAAGAAGTAAGTGGCAAGCAGTCTATCCACTACCGTAACTATAGAAGGGCAAGAGACAAGGCACTCGTGCGTCTAGCACACCTATACCCAGACACATACAAGCAACTGCTTGATGAACAAAGGAGTTTTGATGAGCAAGAGGGCAAGAGTTGGGTTATTGCTGGTGATAGTAAGCTTACTATTGCTGTCCATACACGGGCGAACGCCGTCCCCGATGTCGCAGGACGTACCGATTATGACAGCACGGACGAAAGCTACTATGGAGGAGAAGCGTGAGAACAAGGCACTTACAGTTAGTTACGCACGAGCACTCGGTTACAATCAAAAACAAATCAGATGTCTTGTCACCCTTTGGACCCGTGAGAGCAGGTTTGACCACCTCGCAGACAACCCCAGAAGTACAGCTTATGGAATTGCTCAACTCCTTAGAGAGCGTAGTGGACAACCTGAACTTCAAGTCCTTCACGGTTTACGATACCTTAGTCACCGCTATGGAGGGAGTGCGTGTCGCGCTCTTAGCCACTCCGACAGACGCGGCTGGTACTAATGAAACTGCTTGATCTATACTGCAAAGCAGGGGGAGCGAGTAAGGGCTACGCTGATGCTGGCTTTGAGGTTACTGGTATTGACATTAAAAAGCAGAAGCGTTATCCCTTCACCTTTATACAAGCAGATTGCTTGGAGATACTGCAAGACTTAGATTACTTGCGTACCTTTGATGTGATTGCAGCTAGCCCACCTTGTCAGACACACTCACGCACTCAGCATCTACGCAATGCTCAGGGTAAGAGCACCGACAAAGTAGATCTGATACCTCAGACACGAGAGGCGTTGATTGCTAGTGGTAAACCTTATGTGATTGAGAACGTACCAGGTGCTCCGTTGATTAACCCAGTACAATTCTGTGGTTCATCTTTTGATCTGACAGTACGCAGACATAGA